ATGCCGCCTGACCAAGGCATGATGCCACCCGATCAGATGCGACCGCCCCCAATGATGGAGCAGCCACAATGAAGTGCAACGATTTTGTAGGAATGTTTTTCCTAGCGCGTGATGTGACGCATAGCGTACATCTGAACACACGCAGCTACGCCAAACACAAGGCGTTGCAAAAGTTCTATGAAAACATCATCGACTTGGCTGACAATTTTGCAGAAGCCTACCAAGGCCGTAACGGCATGATTGGTGCAATCACTTTGCAGTCATCTAAAAAGACGGCTAATGTCACCGAGTTCTTGGAAGACCAACTTGAGGATATTGAAAAATATCGCTACGAAGTCTGCGGCAAAGATGATTCAGCTTTACAAAATTTGATCGACGCAATTGTCGAATTGTATTTATCAACGTTATACAAATTGAAGTTCCTTTCGTAAGGCATATCATGGCAAATTACACCTACATCACGGCGTCTAAACAGATCAAAGTCGGTGCCGGCAAACTCAGGGGCATCTTTGTAAGTTCTGCTTCCAGTACACCCACGATCACCATTTACGACGTGCAAACCGGCACCGCCACCACAATGGTCGGTGTGTTTACGCCCGTTGGCGCGACCTTTTACCCTTTTGGCTCTTTAGATGGGGCATTTTTTAACCAAGGGCTTAACGTGGTGATTAGTGGTACGGTCGCTGCAACTGTCATCTACGAATAAAGGGTTGCCATGAGCCGCTTAATTTTTGATGCCAGCACATTAGGCGGCACGACTACGTTGTCGTCTGAAGATGCAGTTGGCAACTTTACAATTGATGTGCCCGCTGTAACAGGCACTATGCTTATCCCCGCAACAGTCGGGCTTGCTAACCAAGTATTGACGTCTAACGCTACCGCAGCGCCTACCTGGCAATATCTAGCCGGTACAGGCACGGTTACTTCAATTAGTGGTTCAGGCGGCACAACTGGTCTAACCTTGACCGGTGGCCCGATTACCTCTAGCGGTACGCTGACCTTGGGCGGTACGTTGGCTATTGCCAATGGCGGTACGGGTGCCACAACTGATTCTGCCGCTAGAACTGCACTTGGTCTTGGCACGATGTCTACGCAAGCCGCAAGTGCTGTGGCTATTACGGGCGGTGCAATCGATGGCACAACGGTCGGCTCAACTACGGTAGCTGCGGGGTCGTTTACTACGCTTAACTCTAGCGGCAACACTCGGCTTGGCGGCTTGTCAGGCAATCAATCGTTGCAAGTTAATAACGTGGCGTCTGCGGTTAACTACGCTCAGATTGTGGGTGCGATTACTACAGGCGCGCCGGTGTTATCGGTGCAAGGTACCGATACAAATATTGGTTTAGTTTTACAAGGTAAAGGTACAGGTCTTGTTGCGTTAGGTGGGTCAACGGTTGCCAATAGCGCGGCTCAATTTGTAACAACAACGTCCGGCGTAAATTTTTTACAATTTACAGGCGGCGCAACAGGCGTAAGCCCATCTTTTGTTTCCTCAGGAACGGACGCGTCTGTTGGGTTTAACATCAGTACAAAAGGCAATGCCAACGTAGCATTTTTTACAAATAATTTTAGTAATTTTTCTTTTGTTGTTAAAAACGTAGCTTCTGCCGTAAATTATTTAATTAGCAACGGTGCGGCAACAGGTAATTCACCATCATTTGCAGTCGACGGCTCAGACACAAACATTAACCTAACGCTTACCCCTAAAGGCACAGGCGTTGTTAGCACAACATCACTTACTCTTTCAAACACGTTAACAACCACTGCATATACCGAAACCATCACCGCAAGCGGCACAGTTGGTGCATCTGCAACCCTAGCCATTACCGCCGGTACGATCTTGACGGCTACGTTGACATCTGCCACGGCTTGTACGTTCACCATGCCAACGGCAACCGCCGGTAAGTCGTTTACCTTGTTGCTCAAACAACCCGCCTCGGGCACGGCTACAACTGCCACGTTTACAGGTGTTAAGTGGGGCTCAATTGGCGCGCCAACTATTACCGCAACAGTCGGTAAGCTAGACATCCTTGCGTTTATTGCGGATGGCACAAATTGGTACGGTACAGCTTCACAAGGGTACACATACTAATGTTTGCTTACCACACCCTCTTCCAAGCCATATTTGGCCCCGCACCTGTTACCGCAACGTATCTTATTGTGGCGGGTGGTGGTGGGGGTGGTAACAACGATGGCGGTGGCGGCGGCGCGGGGGGGTTACTTACTTCAACAACTACGTTAATTACTACTTCATCATACACAGTTACGGTAGGCGCGGGCGGCACAGGCTCATCCTCCGGTACTGCAACAGGTGGTAGCGGTTCAAATTCGTCATTTACTGGCTTAACCGCAGCCGTTGGCGGTGGTGGTGGAGGTTCTTTAGATACGGGGTTTAGAAACGGAATAGCCGGTGGTTCGGGTGGTGGAAGTAACGGATTTACAAACGGCAATACAGGCGGGGCAGGAACTAGCGGACAAGGTTTTGCAGGCGGTAACGGCGCATTTTCTAGTAGCTATGGAGGCGGCGGTGGTGGAGGCGCAAGTGCGGTAGGTGCAAATGCAACAGGCGCACCAGCAGCGGGCGGTGCGGTAGGTGGTGCAGGAACATCATCATCAATATCAGGTTCGGCTGTCACCTATGCTGGCGGCGGCGGTGGCGGTGGTCAAGGCACATCAGCACCTGGTGGTGCAGGCGGGGCAGGCGGTGGCGGTGCGGGTGGTGCAAATACTGTAAACGGTACCGCCGGAACGGTTAATCTTGGCGGCGGCGGCGGCGGCGGGGGCGGTACTGGTGGAAATGGCGCAGCCGGTGGTTCAGGCGTAGTCATTATCTCTTACGCCGGTTCTGCTGTTTTTTCGGGCGGTACAGTCACAACATCCGGTGGAAACACAATCCATACGTTCACTTCGTCGGGCTCGCTTGTGCCTGGCTATCCTGTCTCTTATTTAATTGTTGCTGGTGGCGGTAGTGGGGGTTCGTATGTAAGTGGTGGTGGAGGTGCAGGTGGTTTGTTAACTTCAACTACTGCATTGGCTACAGGCACAAGCTACACACTTACCGTTGGCGCAGGGGCATCTTCACCCGCAACATTTTCTACTGGATTAAATGGTTCAAATTCTACCGCTTTAGGTTTTACTTCAATTGGTGGCGGTGGTGGTGCGGGTTATACTGCTGCGCCCTATACTGGTGTAGCGGGCGGTTCAGGTGGTGGTGGTTCTCAAGCGCAAGCGGGCGGTGCCGGTACATCAGGTCAGGGCAACGCAGGCGGTTCAGGAAACAACAGCGGTGCTAACCAATTTGGTGGCGGCGGTGGCGGTGCTAGTGCTGTAGGCGCAAATGCAATATCAACCGCAGGGGGTAATGGCGGGGCGGGTACATCAAGCAGTATTAGCGGCTCGGCAGTCACATACGCCGGAGGCGGTGGTGGCGGTGGTAGCGGTGGAACTGCGGGAACTGGCGGCGCAGGTGGCGGTGGAAATGGTTCTACATCAGGTAATGGTGCTGCTGGCACCGTAAATACCGGCGGCGGCGGTGGGGGAAGCGCAATAGCTACAAGTTTAGGTGGCGCGGGCGGTTCAGGCGTAATCATCCTGTCCATCCCAACTGCTAATTACACCGGTACAACTACAGGATCACCAACCGTTACAACTAGCGGTGCAAATACAATATTGACCTATACGGCTTCGGGGAGTTACACAGCATGAGTTATTTCGCAAGAGTACCCACACTTACAAACGGCAAAGGCATTGTTGATGATGTCATTAGCGCTGAACAACCGTTTATTGATTCGGGTTTAGTCGGTGACCCAACTATGTGGTGGCAAACCTCATACAACACGCATGGGAATGTCCACTACGGTCAAGACGGTCAGCCTGACGGCGGTGTGGCGCTGCGAGCAAACTACGCCGGACTTGGTTACACGCTTGATACGACGGTTGTGCAAGACGGTGTAATTGGCGTGTTCTACGCGCCACAACCGTTTCCCTCATGGATTTTAAATACCCAAACGTACTATTGGGAAGCACCTGTGCCTTACCCTAATGACGGACAAAATTACACTTGGGATGAAGCTACTCAATCATGGGTACTTGTGCCTTGAGAATCTAAGTAATATACTAATCGTACTGGTGCGAACCACCAGGACTCCTCGGAGTTACAAATGTCAGACGAAGTAAGCCAAGCGGAAGTGCCCGCGCCGACACCGGAAGTTACGGCAGAACCGGTAGTTGAAGTATCTGCGCCGGAAGTACCCGAAGCAGCACCTAAAACCTTCTCACAAGAGGAATTAGACGCAGCCATCGGCAAGCGGCTCGCTCGTGAGCAGCGAAAGTGGGAAAGGGAAAGAGCAGTTCAACCTGTTGCGCCTCAAGCACCGGTCACGCCCGAGCAGTTTGCCTCAAACGAAGATTATGTCGAAGCATTGGCAGAACAACGTGCAGAGCAAAAACTAGCCGAGCGAGAGCAGCGCAAGCAACAAGCTGAAATACTTGAAACTTATCACGACAAGGAAGAGGAAGTTCGCGCGAAGTATGAGGACTTTGAACAAGTCGCATACAACCCGAATTTACCAATCACTACCGTGATGGCCCAATCCATTCAGGCCTCGGACAACGGCCCCGAAGTGGCTTACCACTTAGGTGCAAACCCCAAGGAAGCTGAACGGATTTCACGTCTTTCGCCTATCATGCAAGCCAAAGAGATCGGAAAGATTGAGGCTCAGTTAGCCGCAAACCCACCGGTCAAAAAGACTTCAAACGCGCCAGCGCCTATTTCACCTGTATCAGCCCGTACGACCGGTTCACCGGCATACGACACGACTGATCCACGCTCTATCAAGTCAATGTCTACTTCCGAGTGGATTGAGGCAGAAAGATTGCGTCAGGTAAAGAAGCACGAAGCGCGCCTCCGCTAACTTATTTTAGGAAATTATCATGGCAAATAGCATTCTAACCATTGACATGATCACCCGTAAATCCCTCGAAATCCTCGAGAACAACTTGGTGATCAGTCGCAACGTCAATCGTCAGTACGACGATTCATTCGCCGTTGAAGGCGCAAAAATTGGTTCAACTCTGCGTATTCGTCTACCTGACCGCGCCTTGGTGACCGACGGTGCCGCCCTGCAAGTTCAGGACGACAACGAGCAATTCACAACTTTGACTGTCGCAAGTCAAAAGCACATTGGCGTGAACTTCACTTCTGCCGAACTCACCATGCAATTGGATGATTTCGCCGAGCGTGTTCTCAAGCCTCGCGTGTCGCAATTGGCATCAAGCGTTGACGCTGACGTGGCAACTGCCTACAAAGGCATTTACAACTCAGTCGGCACACCTGGCACAACTCCTTCGACTTCGCTAGTTCTGCTCCAAGCACAGCAAAAGTTAAACGAGTTCGCTACACCCATGAACCCACGTTATGCGACTGTTAACCCAGCCGCCAACGCCGGTTTGGTCGAGGGCTTGAAAGGTCTGTTTAACCCAACTGGTACTATCAGCCGTCAGTTCAAGAACGGTATGATGGGCGAAGGCGTATTGGGCTTAGACGAGATCAATATGTCGCAGTCAATTGTTCAGCACACAACTGGTGTCACACCTACTGCTCCTATCGTGGCTACCACGGTTTCGGCTCAAGGCGCAACATCACTTGCCATCAGCTTCACAAGCGGCTCGCCCACGTTCAAGATTGGCGACGTGTTCACCATTGCTAGCGTGTATGCAGTCAACCCACAAACCCGTCAATCAACTGGCGCCTTGCAGCAATTTGTCGTAACTGCTGACGTAACTGTTTCGTCAACAACTACCGCAACGCTGACAGTTCAACCACCTATCTTCACTCCTGCAAACGCTTTGGCTACCGTGGATTCGTTCCCCGCTGCCAACGCTGTGCTGACGTTCTTGGGTGGATCAGCTACAACATACCCGCAAAACTTGATCTATCACAAAGATGCGATCACGCTTGCGACTGCTGACTTGCTGCTGCCACAAGGTGTGGACATGGCTTCGCGCCAAGTGCATAACGGTATTTCGTTGCGTATCGTACGTCAGTACGACATCAACAACGACCGTATGCCTTGCCGTATTGACGTCTTGTACGGCTTTAATGCGGTTCGTCCGGTCACCGCCGTCCGTATGTGGGGCTAAACAGAGTGGGGGCGCAAGCCCCCTCTTCTAAACTTTTTAAAGGAATTTCATCATGGCACTTCCAAATGGCGCAGGTGGCTATCAAATTGGTGATGGCAATCTCGGCGAGGTTATCCTCGGAACTCAACAAGCACCAGTAGCTAAAACAGCAGCGGCCACTCTGACCGCCGCTGAATTAGCAACCGGCATCATTACTTATACTGGCGCAGCCGTTGCCTTGACCATGCCCTTGGGTACTGATCTTGACGCAGCGTTCTCAAGCATGAAAGTCAACAGTTCGTTTGACTTTCACATCATCAACATCGGTGGCACAAACGCCGCTACGGTTACGGCTAACACCGGCGTGACTTTGGTTGGTGTTGCAGCAGTTTCGGCTAATACAGCTTGCAATTGGCGCGTTCGCAAGACCGCTGACGCAACTTATGTCGCTTACCGCATCGCAGGTTAATGCGTAGAGGGGCGGGCGATCCTCGCCCCTCGCAACAGGATTTCAAATGCACATTTATCTCAAGCACCCAATCCACGGCAACAAGGTGGCAATTTCCGATTTGGAAGTTAAAGCTGACGTCAAAAACGGGTGGGAAGTATATAATTTAGACGCGCCGGTAGTCGAGGTTGCGCCTGTGAATGAGTTAAAACGACGTCGTAAAACGGAGTAAGCATGATTACAACCACGGCTGGGGATCAGATCAACGGGGCGTTACGCCTAATCGGTCAACTGGCTGAAGGTGAAGAACCGTCGGCTGCGACCGCTACTGACGCGTTAGCTGCACTTAATCAGATGATTGACTCATGGAACACCGAGCGTTTGTCGGTGTTTTCAACCCAAGACCAAGTCTTCTCTTGGTTGCCAAACTTTGCTACGCGCACGCTTGGCCCCACGGGCGACTTTGTAGGCAATCGCCCTATTCTGATAGATGACTCGACTTACTTTCGTGATCCATCATCTAACATTTCGTTTGGTATTAAGCTAATCAATCAGCAGCAGTACAACGGCATTGCGGTCAAGACCGTGACGTCCACTTATCCACAAGTTATGTTTGTCAACATGACTTACCCCGACATTACGATGACGGTCTATCCGGTGCCGACCAAGGTACTGGAATGGCACATTGTGTCGGTTGAGGAACTGACCTCACCGGCGTTATTGTCTACACCTTTGGCGTTCCCGCCAGGCTACCTTCGCGCATTTCGTTACAACTTGGCTTGTGAGATTGCACCTGAGTTTGGTGTTGAGCCTAGCCCCCAAGTGTCGCGCATTGCCATGTACTCTAAACGTAACTTGAAACGCATCAACAACCCCGACGATATTATGTCGCTGCCCTATTCGATTGTTGCAACGCGTCAGCGCTTCAACATCTTTGCCGGTAATTATTGATGAAGTCGCCTATCCTCGGCTCCGCATATACGGCTCGCAGCGTCAACGCTGCCGACAACCGTATGATCAACTTGTTTCCTGAGGTGGTTGCCGAGGGTGGTCAAGAGCCCGCGTTTTTAAACAGGGCTCCAGGGCTGCGCTTGATTACGTCTGTCGGCACCGGCCCTGTGCGTGGGCTGTGGACATTTGACGACAATATGTACGTTGTGTCGGGCAATTCGCTTTACAAACTCGATCTTGAGTACAACATCACAACGCTTGGCGTAGTTGCCAACGATGGCCCCGTGTCGATGACTGACGACGGTATTCATTTGTTTGTAGCTTGCAATGGGCCAAGTTTTGTCTACAACGCTGACACCAATGTGTTTGGAGAGATTACGGATGTAGACTTCCCTGGTGCGCTAACCGTGTCGTACCTTGGCGGCTACTTTGTGTTCATAGAGCCCAATAGCCAGCGCGTATGGACGTCTACGCTGCTTGACCCACTCACCATAGACCCGCTTGATTTTGCAAGCGCAGAGGGCGATCCTGACCATTTGGTGTCGTCTATTACCGATCACTCCGAGGTTTGGCTGTTTGGCGGCAATTCGGTTGAGGTTTGGTACAACGCCGCTGCTGCGGGTGCGGGTTTTCCCTTACAAAGAATCCAAGGCGCGTTTAACGAAATTGGTTGCGCTGCAACATTTTCCGTTGCCAAATTGGATAACGGGCTGTTTTGGTTGGGCGCGGACGACCGTGGGCGCGGGATCGTTTACCGCTCGCAAGGCTACACCGGTGTGCGGATCAGCACCCACGCAGTCGAGTGGCAAATTCAACAGTACGGTGACATCTCTGATGCCATTGCTTACACCTATCAGCAAGACGGTCATGCGTTCTACGTTCTGACCTTCCCCACCGCGCAAGCGACTTGGGTGTTTGATGTGGCCTCTCAAGCGTGGCATGAACGGGCAAGTTTTACCAATGGCGAATTTAGCCGCCACCGTAGCAATTGCCAAGTATCGTTTAACCAAGAAATTATCGTAGGTGACTACCAAAACGGCAATTTGTATGCCTTTGATCTAAATGTCTACGCTGACGGCCCACGCACTCAGAAATGGTTGCGCTCATGGCGGGCGTTGCCTACCGGCACCAATAACTTCAAACGCACCGCTCAACATTCGCTGCAATTAGACTGCGAAACCGGTGTAGGGTTGCCAGGTGTAACTGAAGTGCCAGGGCGCATCTACTTGAGCCCCTTAACCATATCGGGCTCACTCGGCATCGTTGATCAGATTGAAATTATCAATGCCGTGGACAATTTTGTGCAACCGCAAGTCATGCTGCGCTGGTCAGACGATGGCGGTCACACTTGGTCAAACGAACATTGGAAATCAATGGGTGGAGTCGGCGAATATTTTAAGCGTGTCATTTGGCGTCGCCTTGGCATGACACTTAAATTGCGTGATCGGGTGTATGAGATTTCAGGCACCGATCCGGTCAAGATTGCCATTATGGCGGCTGAACTTGACGTGACGGCAACCAAAGCATGAACCCTACCCAAATCACCGCACCGCGCGTTCCGCTTGTTGACCCTGCAACGGGTCTGATCTCTCGCGAATGGTTTAGGTTTCTTAACGCAATTTACGAACAATTAGGCGGGGGCACGGGTGCTGCGTCCGGTACGTTTACAACAGCCGATTCTAAAACCGTGACGGTCGTCAACGGCATCATTACAGGGATAGTCTAATGTCGATCAATCTTTCAGCTTTTGCCGGTGCGGGCGCGCAATTTTTTGACGCCAATGGCGCGCCGTTGACCGGCGGTCTACTGTACACCTACGCATCAGGCACGACTACACCGGCTACAACTTACACCACCCGCGCGGGTACAACCAACAACACCAACCCAATTGTGTTGGACGCAGCAGGGCGTACACCGGCTGAGATTTGGCTAGACGGCGGGGTGCTGTACAAGTTTGTGTTGGAATCATCGACCTTTGTTCAGATCGGGTCGTACGACAGTATTCCCGCAATTAACGACACCACTACGCTCAACAATTTAATTACGGTGGCGGGCACCAACACGTTGACCGGCTTGGCCACACCCGCGCTTGCGGGTTACGCCACCGGCGCGCAATACAGCTTTATCGCGCAAAACACCAACACCTCTTCCGTAACAATTGACATCGACACGTTGGGTGTCAAGGCAATCACTAAGTTTGGCACTACGCCGTTAGTTGCGGGCGACATCATCGCCGGTGCGGTAATGCTGATTGAATACGACGGCACTCGGTTTCAATTGCTAAACGCAGGTAAGACTGCGTTTAATTACATTTTAGAAGCATCTACCGTTGCGGCGACTGCCACAACTGGCAGCTTAAATTACGACGTAGCCGTGCAGTCGATTATGTACAACACAACGGCTGCTACAGGCAACTGGACGTTAAACTTTCGCGGTAGCAGTAGCCAATCATTGAACACCATTATGGCTATCGGTCAAACCGTATCGGTCACTTTTATGGCTGCTCAAGGTGCTACGGCGTACTACAACACCGCCGTGACAATTGACGGCAACGCAGTTACTCCTAAATGGCAGGGCGTTGCGCCGACCTTTGGTAATGCTAGCTCGGTAGACGTTTACACCTATGCAATTCTTAAAACTGCAAGCGCTACGTTTACAGTTTTTGCCTCACAAACCAAATTTGTCTAGGACTGACGATGCCACGTTTTTCTAGAATTGGAGCAGCCGCAAGCGGGTCTTTTGGGTTTGGGACAAGCTCGGGCTACCTTGCGAGCTACCTAGTTGTTGCGGGCGGTGCGGGTGGCGGTGGCAATGCTATTGGCGGTGGCCCGATTAACGGCGGCGGGGGCGGGGGTGCTGGCGGTTACCTTACCAGTACGTTTACGTTTAGCACTGGTCAGACTTATACCGTTACTGTTGGTGGTGGAGGCGCGGGTGGCACAACTAATGGAGCCAACGGGTCTACTTCATCTATTGCTACGGTAACGACTGCAACCGGCGGTGGTGGGGGCGGCGGGTACGCTACTGCACCGGCGGGCGTTGGCCAGAACGGTGGTTCGGGCGGCGGTGGCGGTTTAGGTAGAAACGGCGGTACGGGCGTATCAGGCCAAGGATTTGCTGGAGGTAGCGGTTCTGCTGATGGTGGCGGCGGAGGCGGCGGTGCTTCTCAAGTTGGTGTAACTAACAACCAATCCTTTGGTCAATTTCCAAATGGCGGTAACGGTCTAGCCTCTTCGATCTCGGGCTCAAGCGTCTTTCGCGCAGGTGGCGGTGGAGGCGCATCCGGTGCAACTGGCGGGTCAGGCGGGGGCGGTGCTACTGGAGTTGCGGGCACCGTCAACACGGGCGGGGGCGGTGGTGGAGTGACCGGCGATACTGGCGCCACAGGTGCAGCGGGCGGCTCGGGCGTGGTGATTATCTCCTACCCTGGCTCGCAACGCGCGACGGGTGGCACGGTTACCTCAAGCGGTGGGCAAACCATCCATACCTTTAACAGTTCGGGGAGCTTTATAGCGTGAAGGTAACCTTTAACCTCGACTTTTTAAAGCCAACCTTGCAGCAAAAGATTGACGTGCTGCAAGACGAACTTTTAAAAATGCCACAGGCTGACATTGTTACAACTCACGTTTTCAAAGATGGTCAATACATCCGCACGATGATTGTGCCGCCCAACACAGTCATCGTGGGCGCGGCGCACAAATCACCCTATAAAGTTAGACTTGAAAAAGGTACAATTTCAATCAACTTAGGTGACGAACTTCACACCCTGACCGCACCGCTAGAGTTAGATGCGCCAGCGGGCACACGCCGAGTGGGGTGGGTAGGTAACGAAGAACTTGTATGGGTTGACATCTACGACAACCCTAATGGCTGCACCGACATAGACGAGATTGAAGAACAACTCTATGTCATTCCTGAATGCGGGATGTTAGATAAAAGACTGGCTTTGGCGAATAATACCGCTAGACTAGCCTTAACGGAGAATTAACATGGCTGGAGTTATTGTTGGATCGGTAATTAGTGCGGGCGCGGGTCTATTAGGTAGCGCAAACAGCGCGCGCGCCTCTCGCGACGCTGCTAACACACAGGCCGAAGCCGCAAGAGAGTCAGGGCAACTGTCGTATCAGATTTCGCAGCAACAGCTTGCCGCGCAAAAAGAAGCACTTGACCGGCAGATTGCAGCCTCGGGCGCAACCGTTGACAAGCAACTTGTTGCCCAACGCGACGCGCTTGATCAGCAAATGGCTTTTCAGCGGGAAATGTACGAAAAGACGCGCGCAGACTTCGCGCCGTACCGCGAGTCAGGCGTTGCCAACCTTAACCAACTCAATACGCTGTTGGGTATTGGTGGCAACACGGGCGCAGCAGACTACGGTCGTTTTGCTACGGCTGACTTTACGCCCGCCAATTTTGCCGCCAACCAAGACCCTGGATACGGCTTCCGTATGTCCGAGGGTTTAAAAGCCGTAGATCGCCAAGCTGCTGCGCGTGGCGGGCTAATTTCCGGTAATGCTCTCAAAGCCTCACAAACGTTTGGCCAAGACATGGCGTCGCAAGAATACCAAAATGCGTTTAATCGGTTTCAAACTATTCGTGGCAATACATTGTCACCGTTTCAGACGGGCGCAGCAGCCGGTCAAAGTGCAGCGGCAATGCAAGGTCAAGCCAACGCTAACTTTGGTAGCGCGGGCGGACAAGCTATTGGACAGTATGGTCAGGGTGCCTCAGGCATCTACGGCAGCGCTGGTAACGCTATGAATACGGCCTATGGCAATTATGGTGCGGGCACAACCGGTGTGTTGGGCGCCTACGGCACAAACGCCACCAATGCGTTGACCGGTGCGGCTAACGCTCAAGCGTCGGGCATTGTTGGCGGGGCGAACGCGTTTAACCAAGGCTTGAGTGGCATCAGCAATCTTGCTAACACTTACTACGTTAATAGTTTGCTGAATAGAAGAACTCCCACATCAACACCGTTAACCGGTTATGGTGATTTGCCACAAGACACCCGTTTAATGTGATTGGCTAAGGATTAAATTATGGCACTCGACACCAACATTGCGCTAGGCATTAAGCCTGTAGAGCAGCCCAATATGCTTGCCCAAATGGGGCAGATGATGCAGATTCGGCAAGCGCAGCAAGAGTATGACTCGCAGAACGCTTTGCGGGATGCGTTTTCACAAGGCACCGACATTAACGACCCTGCTGCGTTTAAACGAATTGCAGCAATCAACCCTAAACTTGCGTTTGACTTGCGCGGTAAAGACCTTGAGCAGCGGCAAAAAGGTGTTGAAACTGGCATTAAAATTAACGAAGTGTTAGGGTCTGCGTTAGGTGGATTGGTGCAAAACCCTACCCTTGATTACGCTAGAAATACGTTTAGCCATCTTGTATCAACGGGTGTTTTACCTCCTGACAAAGCAGCAGCAATGCTTGCCAAACTTGAAGCCGAGCCTGGTCGCATTAAAGAATACGCCACATTAGGTGTTAACGCTGCTATTACCGCGCAAGCTAAGATGCAAGATGAAACGTCGCGCCGTAACACGGACGTAAGTTCGGGCGCAAGCTATGGTCAATTAGCACTCGCGCGTGAAAAAGATGCAAGAGAGCAAAACCAACAAGCTGAAATTACCGCGCTATTGCGCGGTGGTGCGCCATCAACGCCACCAGCAACCAATATGCTAGTGCCTGGCGCGCAAGCACCGGCGGCGCCATCAAATGATCCTTTTGTCCGGATAGACGCGATTGACGCGCGCATTGAAAAACTAAGAGAAACTGGCAATCCTAAAGCTATACCTTTTATTCAAGAGCTT